ATGTGCAATGTCAAAAATTACTTTACAAAGAGGAGTTGAGAATACTTTAAAACATTATGTCCCTGAAGTTAAATCAATTGTAGGTCAGGATGATGAAGAAGCAGAAGGTCAAGGATACGAGCCTTATTTTCCTAAAGACAAAGAACCGGATTGGGAAAGACTAGTTAGACACAAATATGAATAAAACATTGGTGAAGAATATGAAGCATGTAAAATGGAGATTAATTCCCCCTGTCAAAGGCCCTGAGCCTAGAGCCTTGATTCTTGCTGCAAAAAAGGATAAACCTATGAGATTGGAGAAAAAAAATGGCAGAGATTGATAAGTCTTTACCGAATGTTAAACAGACGGTAAAAATACCTTCACCGCAACAGCAAATGGAAATAGCCGCTGAGTCTCAAGCGTCTGGTCCCTCGCAACCCGAGGTGATGAAGAATGAAGATGGCTCGGCAGAAATTACGTTTGAACCGGGAGCAATGAATCAACCGGGCGGTCAAGATCATTATACGAATTTAGCAGAACTTTTACCCGATCAAGTTTTAGATCCATTAGGATCACAACTTTGGTCGAACTACGAAGAGTATAGACAATCCAGAAGACAATGGGCCGATTCGTATACTAAAGGTTTAGATCTATTAGGATTTCAATACAAAGACCGAACCCAACCGTTTCAAGGCGCATCAGGCGCAACGCATCCCGTATTGGCAGAAGCGGTAACGCAGTTTCAAGCAGGAGCGTATAAAGAATTGCTTCCCGCAGGTGGACCGGTACGAGCACAGATTTTAGGAAAGATTACAAGACAAAAACAGGATCAAGCGACAAGAGTCAAGGATTTCATGAACTACCAGATTTGTAATGTCATGAAAGAATATGACTCTGAGTTTGATCAAATGTTATTTTACCTGCCATTAGCAGGATCAACATTTAAAAAAGTTTATTATGACGATTTACTTGGACGAGCGGTTTCAAAGTTTGTCCAGGCCGATGACTTAGTGGTTCCGTATTCTGCTACCTCATTAGAGGATGCGGAAGCCATTTGTCATGTGATTAAAACGTCTGAGAATGATTTAAGAAAACAACAAGTCTCAGGATTCTATAAAGATATTAAACTCAATACACCCTATAACGAAGAGTCTGAGTTAAAGAAAAAAGAAAGAGAACTCGAAGGGATTCGTAAAACTCAAAATGAAAAAGTCTTTACGTTGGTTGAATGCCACGTTGATTTAGATCTAGAAGGCTTTGAAGATAAAGGTCAAGATGGTCAACCTACAGGAATTAAAGTTCCTTACATTGTAACCATTGAAAACTCTACAAGAAAAGTTTTAGCAATTAGAAGAAATTTTAAACTCGATGATCCATTGAAAAACAAAATTCAATACTTTGTGCATTTTCGATTTCTGCCAGGTCTTGGATTCTATGGCTTTGGACTCATTCATATGATCGGCGGTTTGAGTCGAACGGCAACGTCCGCTCTCCGTCAATTACTAGATGCAGGTACGCTCTCCAACTTACCTGCCGGGTTTAAACAGAGAGGCATTCGTGTACAAAACGATGCTGTCTCGTTACAGCCTGGGGAGTGGCGCGATGTCGACGCTCCCGGCGGTAATCTTAAAGATGCGTTTATGCCGCTTCCTTATAAGGAGCCATCTCAAACGTTATTACAATTGATGACGATTGTCGTAGGTGCAGGTCAAAGATTTGCAGCCATTGCTGATATGCAAGTGGGTGATGGAAATCAACAAGCGGCTGTAGGAACAACGGTAGCCTTGTTAGAGAGAGGCTCAAGAGTCATGAGCGCTATTCATAAAAGATTGTATGCATCTTTAAAACAAGAGTTTGCATTATTAGCAGATGTATTAGCAACTTACTTACCTCCTGTGTATCCTTATGATGTCATTGGAGATCAAAAAGAAATTAAACAAGCAGACTTTGATGACAAGATAGATATTATGCCGGTTGCCGATCCGAATATCTTTTCACAGACTCAACGAATCGCAACAGCACAAACAGAATTACAACTTGCATCTTCGAATCCACAGATGCATAATTTATATGAAGCGTACCGTGATATGTATACGGCGATTGGCGTCAAGAACATTGATCAGATTTTACCACCGCCTCCACCACCCGCTCCAAAAAATCCAGCGATCGAACATATCGATGCCATTGGAGGTAAACCTTTCCAAGCGTTTACAGGACAAGATCATCGAGCTCACATCACAGCACACATTGCTTTTATGGCAACGAACATGGCCCGAAACAATCCGATGGTGATTGCTGCTTTAGAGAAAAATATTTTTGAACATATTTCTATGATGTCCCAAGAACAAGTAGATTTAGAATTTAGAGATGACATTCAAAAGGTTCAACAGATTCAACAAATGATGAATCAGAATCCTCAACAACCACCTGATCCAAGAATACAAGCTGAAGTTCAAAATCTTCAATTAAAGATCGAAGCACGTAAAGCTCAATTGATTGCAGAGATGATGGAAGAATTCTTAGTAGAAGAAAAGAAAATTACTTCTCAATTTGATAATGATCCTATTGCTAAACTGAGAGCGAGAGAACTCGATCTTAAAGCTCAAGACAATATGAGAAAAATGGAAGAAGATAAAAACAGAATTGCACTTGATCGTATGAAGGCAATGATGAATCAAAATATACAAGAAGAGAAGATGGAACAAAACGAAGAGCTCGCTAACTTAAGAGCTGAAACTTCTTTAGAAAAACAAGCGATGTCTAATCGAGCAAAATTACGTTCTGATGTTATGAAACGAAAGGACGTTAAAACGCTGAAAGGACCAAGAAGTTAATGCCTTTTCAATCTGAAAAACAAAGACGTTATATGCATGCCAATCTACCTGTCATTGCAAACAGGTGGGAAAAGAAATATGGCCTAGGGGGAGTAGCCTCTTTGAATGCAGAACTTAATGATTATCCTGAATATTATATTCCTAAAAATCAAGGTGGAAGAATTGGTTTTAACAGTGGAAGTGGAAAGACTTATGAGGATTGGTTAAATTATCGAATTAAAGAAATTGCTAAAGGTCGATTACCTGTTCCATTTAAAGAATGGCAAAAAGGAGAAATTAAAATGAATCAAGGTGGATTCATTCCTGCTCATCAAGCTGGGGTTTTAGGTTTAGAGAATGGAGGAGAAGTCATTCATAATTTTAATAATTATGCGAGCGGAAATAATGAAAATGTTTCTGTCCCTCGTACCTTTCAAGCTAGACCGCATTCAGAAAGTGTAGAACTTGCTTATATCACTCCAGAAGAAAAAGGAATTTTACAAACACTAAAACCCGGAACTCCTCATCGGGGACCTATGGAAATTCCAAACTATGATTCTTTTGACGCTCAAGGAGGGTATGCTACGAGTGGCCAATTGGATTCACCTACGGCTGGAGATATTTCTGCAGGTGTAGGATCAGGGGGAGCTGGAGCCGGGGGAGAAAAAACTCATATTACACCGCTTTCGGGTGCAGCCAAAGAAGCATGGAAGGACCCTGAAGTTAAAAAAGCACGGAAGGAATATAAAAAAGAAGAAAAATCCCGAGTAAAAGAATTACGAAAAGATTGGAAAAGTTGGGGGGATGTGAAGACGGGAGGAACTAAAGTTTATCAACCAAGAAATTGGTTAAAAACTCTTGGAGGAGGCATCTTAACATTAGCTACGATGGGAATGTTTGGAACGGATGTGGCTAAAGCAGCTAAACTTTTTAAAAGAGGAAAAACGATTAAAACAGCTTTTGATACAGGAACAATTAAGCTAGCTAATAAAGAATTTGATATATCTAAGCTTACCAATAAATTAACTTCGGATAATCAAAAATTACTAGCATCTCTTCCTGATGGCCATCCTGAAAAAATTGAGTTATTATCTAAGATGAATATTAAAACTCCTGGGGATGATGGTCAGAAGGGAGATGGAACCAGTATTAAAATAGAAGAGATTGAAACTGTTAATAAAACGAAGACTCAAAAGGCTAAAGATGAGGAATATTTGAAGATGCAACGAGCATCTTATCTCTTGTTTTTAGAACAACAAAAGATAAGAAAAGCCTATTTGGACAATTTTAGACAGATGTTTCTAGCAAATAAGGGTGGACTTGCTGGATTATTTAGAGTAAAAAATACATAGGAGTACAAATTATGAGAAATGATTTTGGAAATAGACCTTACACACCACGTTTCCCTTATTCAAAGGGTAGCAAAAAACAAGGTTATGACGACAGACTTGACGAATCTCTAGGTGCTAGAGATGGAGCAGAGTCTACTAAGTCTCAAAGTTTTAAAGCTAGAAGAGATGAGTCTAAAGGCATGGAAAAAGCTGAAGGTAAAAGAGCTTATTCTGCTGTCGGAACGATGGATAAATAATGGCTGGAATAGAAACTAAAGGAACAGGTAGAGCTGCAACATATCCTAATGCAAGATCCGCTTTTAAAAAAGGTGGTCGTATTAAAGCTGCCAAAGGATACAACACTGGAAGAGAAAATCTTTTAGAAGAAGTTGGTAGAATTGATGCTGAAAAATCTAACCGT